GAAGCCCAAGCTGCTGCCGAAGCCCAAGCTGCTGCCGAAGCCCAAGCTGCTGCCGAAGCCCAAGCTGCTGCCGAAGCCCAAGCTGCTGCCGAAGCCCAAGCTGCTGCTGAAGCTCATGCTGCTGCTGAAGCCCAAGCTGCTGCTGAAGCCCAAGCTGCTGACATAAAACACGAACAGCCTTTTTTTGCTGAGCAGCATCAGATGACGAAGGAGCTTCTCAGCGAAGAGATACAAAGTGCAAGATTTGCCTTAAGGAGTAAAAAAGACGAGACCACGAAGGAAAATCTGCGTCTTCATTTGAGATCCCTTCTTGAGACTATCAGACCGTTTTATGGTAGCACAAATTGAGCCTCTATTCAGATGTTCCAATTTTTCCAAGTTTTCTTGGAAATTATAAATTCATCAATATTAACCAGTTGTAAAATTTGCTCTTATTTACAAAAATAAGTATTTTTCTAATTTACAATCTATAAAATTTCAACCATAAATTTACCATAAATTATAACCTATCTTTCGGCTCCACATACGGAACCTTCAAAAAATCAAATATTTTCCGCTCCGTAGAAAAATCCCCCTCAATATATTTCCCGTTCTTACGGAAGCCGTGTTCACTCAACGTGTATCCCTTCTTCTTCGCGATTTTCCGTATCTTCCTACTGAAATTCTCCCCACTCCCAAAATATAACGTGTAAAATGCCCTCATTTTCGGTTCGCTTATCCGAATGTCCAAATGAACCACGTGCTTACAGCAAGGGAACCTCGCGAATACAATCGCCATCCTCTCCCCCGCTTCAACAACGGCTACCACATTCTTCTCCAATTTCTCCATTATATTCGCAATAGATACCCCCTCTCCAACCACTAAAATGTCGATGTCATGGCTGTATTTTTTACCCAACCTATACCCGCCCATTATTTCAATTTCCGCCCCCACCAATTTCCTCAAATATGCGACCACGCGCTCAATCGTTTTCCGCTGGATTTTAATACGCAAATCGTCGTAATATTCGAGCCCGTATTTCTGCGCATCTGTTAGGCTCTCCTGCGATTCCCTAAGTTTTCGGATTGATGTTATTCCGGCGTTAATTAGCTTTTTGGCGAAGACGGGCCCAATTCCATAAACGGATGTCAGCTCAATTAATTGGGTCAAGTATTTGTTCTTCTTCATCGCTTCCAGCTTCTCCATCCGACCGGTCGCGATATATTCCTCAATCTTTCCCATCAGCCCTTCTCCGAACCCCTCAATTTTCGCAATATCATCCACATCCGTAGGAGAATCCACGCGCGACAATTTGAGGACAGCGTTGTGATATGCGTGATATTGATGGATGTTCCCCTGCGCCTGATTATAGTCCGCGAGTGCTTGAAAACAGTCTATTATTCCCGCCAATTGTTCCTGCGTTATCCTGACTCCGCCTCCCGACTGTTTCTCCCCCACTAATTTCCGACCGAGAGCTATCTGCGCCTTGAAGTTCTTGTGCGTTTCTATAATACAAGGGATGCTATTCTTAGAAGCCCAATCCAATATTTCTTTCAAAGCCTCCACGCTTCCTCCCATCTTCGCGTTGAATATATAGCCTTTCTTTAATTCGGCGTGGCGGTCGTTCTTCCCCCCAAAAGGAGTCGCGCTGTCGTTCAAGTGAATGACGCCTATCTTCTTCTTACCGAGCTGGTCCTCAAATTCGCGGATATATTCGGTCCATCCACCCTTTTTATGAATAGGGTATCCGCATACGAATATATGGCATGTATCAACGCAAAATTTAATCCGCTTCTGATATGGCGCAGGAATATTATGATAGACGAAAGATATATCTTCGATGGTTTTCCCGATGTAATTACCTTCGCCGGACGATGTTTCCAAAATGGGGACGGCCTTCTTATGACAGCGGTCCAAGCAGTGGACAAGTGAATCAATCATATTAATTTGGGCGCAATACTTGGTTTCCGCCCCTGATTTACAGGAGTTCGTTCCAAAATGGAGGACGACCCCTCTCATCCCGAGCCGAACACTTATATCCAAATCTTGGATGTATCTTTTTAGAAAGATATAGTTTTTCCTGACGTGTGGCGATTTCCCAAAATTAATCATATATTTTGCGTGGATAAACGCGGGGATACTTGATACGGCGTTGCGGGTCTTCTTTGTTATGGGGGTATCAAATATTTTTCCGAGTGTTAGGGATACTGGTGGGCCCGTAAATATTTGGATTGCGTTTCCGCCCATATCAATAACACTTTGGACCGCGGTCTCGATTGTATCCGCGTTCTTAGAGAGGCTGTAATGGGGCCCTAAATACAACATTTTAATTATAATTTATCGTATAATTAAAATTTTAATTCTAGAGTTTTATATATGATAAAGTCATATATAAACTGTATAATTAAAAATCACATAAAATCTAAGATAAATTACAGGGTTCTGGTATATCACTATAATATTGTTCTTCCAAGAGCAAACCGCTCTCATTCCAGTTCGCAAAGTTGGAATAATTATTATTATCTATTTGTCCAGTATAATTATTCTTAAAATTTGTATTCGACTGATTATAAATTTCATTCATATTTGTTGTATTATAAGAGGTCTGATTTATAAGTTTATTTTCCCTGCGCTCCTCTCTTCTTTCATCTCTGCGCTCATCTCTTCTTTCATCTCGTCGCTCTTCTTCAAAAACCCGTCGAATAGTCCGACCCAATTTTCTCTGAATGAAATCAATAAAATTCCTATCACGAAAGCGTCTCGCAATTTCCCTAAATGCGTCCATCTCTCCATTTTTATAAGCTTGCTCAACCTCTTTACGACATTGCTTCCGGCTAATATAATTTTTATTTATTCTATTTTCAACTTCTTTCTCATATTCCTCTAACCACTTCTTAAAATCCGGATTTTCAGTTATGTTCTTATATTCTTTTGGACACACTTTACATTTCTCACAAACAGGAATCTTACTCTTCAGCATATAATCATTCAGGTCAGGGCAAGTTGGGCAAACAGGTATCTGATTTTTTGGAATATAATCGCACATATTCGGACAAGTCGGACAGCTGGGTATCTCATTTTTACGAATATAATCATTCATATTTGGAAACGGGGGAATCTCCGATTTTAAGATGTAATTGCTCAAATCGGGACACGGTGGGACGCTCGATTTTAATACATATTTATCAATATTTCTACATCTGGTAGCATTACACTTTGAGCAATCACCAGATGACTGAACTTTATCAACAACACCATTTTCTAAATAGCTCGCATCACCATACACATCGCCAGAAGGAACTGTCTCATTTTCGGAACTGACAATATCTGGAATGAACTTATTGTTTGTCAGGTCGCGCCATTCTGAAAATGTCGAGGGCGCCTTCGTCTCAAAATTTTCACGGATGGCATCTCTCTTGATGTCTTTTATTTCATCATTGAATGATGTCCGTCTTATTGGAAGACCAAATATAACTAAAACTAATAGTATTATAAAAAAGAAAAAAATTAGAATATAATCCATAATATGTAAAGATATTAAAAATTTATGTTGATTTAATTATTATTTTGTTATTTACTTTTTCCCCAATGTAATTGTATTTGCGGTCCTTTTGGCGGTCCTCAATAGTAAACATAATCGATGAGCCTTTTTTAAGTTTATAGTGTGTTCTCAAAAAGTCGTAGGCCATTTTTCCGGCGATGATTGGTTTCTCTGCTCTAAACGCGTGTTCATTGTAGGATTTCGGTTCAAGGAAATGGAATGTCCTTAACTTAATTTTGCTACCACCATACATTGCTGTGAGTGGTTGTGTTCGTTCTGGTAATCTTTGTGATAAATTAATACTTGGGTATGATGGAACATAGGGTTGCGTCATAATAATTGGTCCTTCTGGTAATACTTCTGGTTGTTTTCTAAAACGATTCTTAAAACCACGGAAACTGTCTCTTAATTTATCAAAAAAACCTTTTTCTTGTTGTTTTAAAGGTTCATTAAACACACTCCTATTTTCTGGATATTGATATGATTTATTATACATTCTACTTCTTAAATCACGCGACAATTCAGAACTAAGTTTCTGTCTTTCAAGATATCTAATAATTTCTTGTTGATTACGAAGAGTTTTCATAAAATCCCCAAGTTTATCTTCCCATATTCCCCTCTTAAAATCATCCGAATACATTTTAAAGATTCGAATAATTCTTTCGTAATCACCGGCCAAAAAGACTTTGAAAATATCACATAATTTTAATTTTGGATCGAGTTGTGATAATAAATTTTGTGTGATATTTGGCATAATATTGGGGTCAGACCCTTGAAGTAATGCTATACAACCTAATTCTAATTTATGATTAGAAGATATTGCTTTATTCGCAATTAAATAAAAGAAGAAACTGTAATCAAATGGGTCTGATGTTTGATTTATATTTGAAATAAAGTTGAATGGTAACGGAGTTAATACTAAATCATTTGATAATGATTTTTGTTGTATTTTGGAAAGTCTTATAAGCTCTTTATTAAATCCTTCTATTTCAATGTTTGGAGAATTCTTTCTATATCCGGTATTTTTAAATTTATTTAAATCAGAACTATCATACCCATTAAAAATAAGAAAATACCGCAACAAATCATAAACACTATATTTAACATATTTTGAATCAATTTCTTCAATAATAACTTTTTCATTCAAGTATTTATCCTTCGCCATATTAATTAATACAGATGATTTAGACATTTTAGGATAGGATTGAACATTTCCAACAACATATAATTGCGCTGGTTCAGCCTGAGGGACCAATCTACTCAAATCAATACCTTGTCCAAAAATTGAAAGGAATGTTAGCATTCTACGCAATTTATTATTATTAAATAAATATTTATCAAAATTGTAATAATTTTGCGGTTGTTGTGGCAGCTGTTGTTGCTGTTTCTGCAGTAGCTGTTGTGGCTGCGGTTGTTGTTGCTGTTGCTGTTGTTTCTTAAATTTCTCAAATTGATTCTTTTCTATTTGTTGAGATTGTTTTTGTATCATTTCTTTTAATTCTTTAATTTCTTTTTTTATTTGTTCTATTGGATTTTGTTCTGGTTGTTGTTGTTGGTTGTTTGTTTGAAATGGTTTGGGTTGCGATTGAGCTTTATTTCTAAAATAACTCATAAATTCACCCAGAACTTTTCTATTTTCTTGTGAAAGAGGCATAGATTGTTCTGTGGATTGAATATTTCTTATTAATTTTTCAAAAGAAGTAGTTTTTGATTGAAATTGTGGGTCATATGCTTTATATTCTGCTTTCGATTCATCTTTATCACTTGGCTTCCATCCAACATTCATTGCGATATTACGGAACATCATTTGAAAAAATAATAAGTGATATGAAGCATCTTGGTTGTCTTGATTCGTCAATGATGGGTCTCCTCCAAGAAATAAAAATAAAACAACCAATGGTTCAATACCAAGAAATACAGCTAAACTTAATAAATTAAAACGATATCCCATTTTGACTGGCCCTTTTTGTCCTTGTTTAAATATTAAATTCTGTAATGGTCCAGCTCTTTTAAACTCTGGGAAATCAAATATGCTATCAATTGAAATTGTAAAAAATTTGTTAATAATGACAGCAATATTTTCTTCTGATATTTCTTTTCCTAATTGTTGAAGATCAGAAATTATTTTAAAAAATATATCAGTTATCATCTTTGCTTCAGCATCAATTGATTGTTGAACAGGTTGAGTAAGTTGTTCAGATTGAGGTTGTTTTGGCTTCGGTTTAAATTTTCTTGCTACAAACGCTTTAAATTTATTTAATAATGATGTCTTGGTCTGAACAGACATTTCTGCTTGTCTTACTTGACCAAATAATTCTTCTTTTAATGATAAAATATCCTTAATATCATCATTTGATATTTTTGTTAGTTTTTTAACATCTTTTCTGAACAATTCAATCATAGAAGTAATTATTGGGTTAAAAATACGTTCTCTTTCAGGACTAATTTTAAATTTTACTTTATTTCTTAAATCAAACGATTTTATTTGTCTTATTAATGGATTCGCAAATACTTGTAAAAAGGCATACTGTTTTGGGTCATCACGCATGATTCTTTTAATCTCATCTTGTTGTATTTCATCAAGAGATTTTCTTATTTTTTCACCAGACCTGTAATCAGAATTAGTATTGCTTATTGTTGAATATAAACTTCTTTTTGTATAATTCTTTTTAAACGGATTTATATTAGTAGTCATATATAATATAAATATATTTTTAATTTATTTAACTTTATCTAAATTACATCCCCAGCATGGAATCTTCGCCTTTTCAATCCATTTTTCCGAATCCGGATGTTTCTCAATCGGAAATTTCCGGAAATCGCACGTCTCATCATCTTCGAAGCGCCCCCTAAATTTCAGGCATTCCTTCTTATTCTTGTTTTCGGCCTTCCAGCAATAACACGCCCCATCTAAATCCGCATATTTGCTACAATAGGAATCCACACTATTTTTACATATTTTATTCCCGATTTTAGCGTCTTTTTCATTCCACTTAACATCCGCGCACTCATATTTTTTACAGGGGTTGTCCCCATTTGTTAAAATGAAAGGGCAATTCTCTAAATCTCCCCTAAACTTCGTTTTATCTAAAATGGCCGGAACTTCGCACTTCGGAAAGTTGATTTCGAAAATATTTTTCGCGTTGTCAATATTTGTTCCATAATCACGCACCCCGTCATAGCCGACGCTCTTCGCCAATTTGGACCCCTCTGGAACAATCACATAATAATGTCCATTCTCGAATGTTGTTTGGGGGCACATATCCTGACAGTGGGGTCCCCCTGTTGGAACGAGCGGTTCAATAATAAAACTCTTGACATCCCCTTTCATCTTAGAAGAAATGGATGCGATATCCTGACCGACGGCGTTTATCTTCGTAAAATAATCGCACACCCGCTTCATTCCCGCTTCATCGACAACCTGATTGTAATAAGCAAAAGCCACTAAACTACCATCAAATGTCGCGTTTGGATTAATTAGAACATTCTTATTATCATAATATATTCTAGGGCACGTTTCCTCTAATATAAGAGTCTGATTCAAAAACAGTTGTATCTTCGTCCCATCATATCTGACGACGAATACACTCTGTGTAATAGTAATCGGGTATTCAACTGCAGTCTCATACACGACCCCTCCGGCAGTTAGGTATATCTTCCCATAATTTAAAGGCGCATATAGAGAAACGGCGGTCCCCTGATTTCCGGAAATACGAACCAGCTCATTCCCCGACGCGATAACAAGCGGGATTCTCTCTTCTTCCTCCTCTTCTGTAGCTACTTTCCCAACGCCACCACTTGTAATTTTAGTCGGATTCGATTTTACTAAAAGGAACATCGTAAAGTTCATAGTAAGGGCGAGCATATCTTTATTCTGTAATTTGAACCCGTTGGGCCCAGTCAGAACATTCTTCCCTAATTTGAGGTTCCCAGAAGCCACGTTAGCAACCAAAGACGCCTTAAAGTCAAACCCGTTATTGCTTAAATCTTTGAGGACACTCCTATTATTCCGGACGCAATCTAAATTAAAGCCGTTGATATATGACCGCAAATTATCCACAACTGGAATATTATTTTGGTCATTCATCTCAAACAATTCAAAATCCGTCATGTAAGAATAACAGTTCATATTATTAAAACCGAGCCCAGCATAAAATTCTGCGCGAACATTTCCATCTCCTCCGCTCGGAGTTTCAAAAATAGTATAGAAATATTTGAACTTGTCATTTTTACAATTGTCGCGCTCCACGGTTTTGAGAGTATATTCCATATTATTCTCTGGAAACTTAATCATGTGTATAAGCGCTTCATTTTTGGTTGAATAATAGAGACATCCGAAGCAATAGTATGTGGCCGGTTTGAGTTGGAAGTCCATTCGGTAATAAACAAGGTCAAAATCACCTAATTTGGGACTTGTCGATTTCCGCAAAACATGACTGCTCTTTCCAGTGTTTGGGAAAACAACGATATCAAATTGACCACTATGGCTTATGTGATTCTCTGGGTCCTTCCCATTTATAAAAGAACCATTAGTTATTAGACCTTTATTATCAAAGCTTTCAATTTCTATCTTAGTTTTTGGCTCTTTTGATTGCTTTGATTTGATAACAATAAAAACTACGCAACCAATCGCGATTAATAATAGTAATGTAAATATAATCCATAATTCGTTCATATAATTATACTAAGTTTTATTTTTTATGAAAATGTTTTATTTCCGTTTGGGTCTTGCTAATCTTTCATCGACTTGGATTCCCCTCGCTTCCATTAAATTAGAATAAATAACCATGTCTCCTTCTTTCTTAGTTGCGTATGAATCTAAATTGTCTAAACTACTTGAACCAAGACTATATATTCTATTGTCTCCAATAATTAAATATCTAATTTTAACAGGGTATGATTCTCTAAGACCGCGATACACGTATTTTTCGGGGACCATTTCTAAAACTGCGCTAAAATTGCGCAAATTAATTCCGTTTAGACTTCCCCGACTGATTCGTCCATATAAAATGTCAGCTCCAACATTGACAACATTTATTGTGATTCCTAAGAATGGGTCTCTTACTGTTCCATTACCATTCTTATCAAGTCTAATTGTCAAATAATTATTATTATTAATCGTAGTTCCATAATAGATATAATTTCCATTCCAAATTGGACTGTATTTTTGCTCCCACGTTGTTCGCCCCTTAGATGATAAATTAATCATTCTACCATTAACCCGCCCTCTTAAATCAAAAACGGGATTTCCTTCATTAACAAAATCATTCGGCGATGTCATTTCAATCCAGTCATTTTCAGTAATTGTAATTGTATTATTAATAATTTTGCTTGACTCAATATTCCAAGGCATTCCTCCCCGAGTAAGAAATACAGACCCATTATTTTTATATAGGTATCCATTGCTCGTTTCGTAAGAAAGGAACATTCCAGTTTTGGAATGTTGAATTGTAAAAAGATTTCGACCAGACATCTTTTCTAATTTCCAATATTGGTCAGAGCCTCCCTTATACATATTCATCTTAATCTCATTATCAACCACTTCTAAATAAAATGTTGGATAAGAAGATGTTTTAATATAGAAATTGTGTCCCCCAAAATTGGCTTGAACAAATTCAACATCCCAGCGCTGTGGATTATTTGTATTCAACATTGTAATATCCGTGATTTCATTCCCATTCGTTTTCTTATAATCATATAATTCTAATGGATTTGTGCTACTTGATAAATATACAAACGACTGATTATTCTCATTAGAGAATACTAAAAATTGCTTAGTTTGTGTATTATGTGATGAAATCAAGCTGTTTTTATAAATATATTTTTTATCTGATTCAAGTTCTACTGGTTCATCATAGATTTTTCCTTGAAAATCAAACATTCTAAACTCGCGTTGATTAAATAATCTATGTCCATGTAAATGGCTTGTTCCATTTACGTTTTGTCTTCTTAAAATTTCCCTATATTCATCGTGATGACTTTTAAAAACTATGCTAATTGATGTGCTATTATCATTTCTGGAATTTATATTCAACATATATTTTGGGTTTTTAACTGTTAGTTTTCCAAATGTTATAAGAATAATAAATGTATTATCTTTTGTCGCATCAAATGCTCTTTCTATTTCAAGTCTATCTTTTAAAACGCGGTGATTAATTTTTCCTTCTACATCAACCTGAATTAAATTAATGGGCTCTTCATTGTCAAAAGTTTGACGATTAATTGAACAGTCAAAATAATTTCTTCTAACAATAAGACGTTCAATCATAATCGATTTTAATCTCCTAGTTTCAATATTCATTTTGAGTGGGTCAAGAAGTGGAATATAGAATTCATTTTTATTATCTGGGCGTTCCTCATCATCGCATATTCCTGCGCATTCATTACATTCAGACGCTTTCGTTTTTTTCTGATTTGTATAATAAATATCAAGAGATGAATTTGTGAATTTTTCTAACTGGACAATATTTTTATCTAAATGAATAAACGGTGCGCTGACTAATATGAAAAACATAAAAAGAATTGGTATTTTATAATCAATCTGTTTATTAATTGCGAGAATTATAAATATTACTAATACAATTAAAATAATGGTTCCGAATATAATTATCATATTATAATATATTAAACTATTTTAATTTATCAAATTAAAATAAAAATATTTTTTCTATTCTTGGACAGGCGCAAATTCCGCAAATTCAGACCATTTATCTCCTATCATAACAGGCGCCGGAGAATTCTTCTCTGTCAAAATTTGTTTTTGGCGGTCTTGTTCGTAGTTGCTCTCTTGCCGAATAGCCGGAATTTGAGTTCCTCCTACATTTTTATTCAGCGGATTATTTAAATAAGCAGGATAATAGCTCGAGTTCAAATCTGGGTCATTTTTATAGTAAGAACCATTATCTTTATCAAAGCCCATTCCCCCCGAACCAAATCCAAAATCTAAACCAGAACCTAATCCAAAGTCCAATCCGGAATCGAATCTAAATTTATTTGTATCTGGATTGTTAAATTTATTGAGGGCTATCGGATTATTATAACTGACATTTATATTAATTGGTTGGACGGAACGATATAGTTTATTCGTCATTTCATGGCTTTTATTTTCTAAATATTTATTTACATTTGGACGCTTATATTCTTTCTTTTTTGCTTGTTTCTCTTTTGGATTATAATTTTTAGTTTCTTTTTGTTCTTGTTTTTGTTCTTGTTCTTGTTCTATAATAGGTTGTGGATATGAAATATTTATTGGAAGCATTTCCTCTTCTTGTGGTTGCGTAGGAATATATTGCTCATTTTCTATGTTTTGTCGCATTTCCTCTTCTTGTGGAAATACTTTTGGCTCAGGAACATAAGCCTTATTCTCTTCTTCCATTTGTATTTGACCTACTGGAAGCTTCATAGACTGGTCCCCCTGATTCTGTTTTTGAGATTCCTCTTCTTCAGAAAATGCGGATAGTTTTTTCAATAGGCTTGAACCCGCCCCATCAAAATTCTCCATCATATCCGATATAGATGAATCGGATTGTTGATTCAAGAATTTCTCTAAATTTTTTTCATAAGTTATTTCGGCCGAATAGTTAATAATTAAATATATGATAATTGCTAAAACTGGAATATTAATAATATCATTCGGTGTAAATGTTCTATGAATCAAATATACAAATAGAGTTGAAACAAACACTGCGAAAATAAAATAAGAGAGTCTTTGTAATATTATCATTAATTTATATTATATAATATTTTTTCTTTGAATATATTAATTTATGGACAATTTATATAAATGTAGTGATATCCCAGAATTAATAAAAGATGATTTCATTATGGATAAAAAAATGAAATTAAAATTGAAACCGAAAATGACGGATGGTCTAAATGGACTAATGATTATTTATGCTCCATGGTGTTCATATTGTGTCTCATCTAAAAATATGTGGATTAATATGGCCCGATTATTCAAGTATAAATTCAAAATATACGCCTTCAATTCATACAATTTCCGTGATGCGAATAATGAGCTGACAATCCCTCTCGATATCCGAACATATCCAGTCGTTAAATTTATAAGAAGAGATGGCTCAATATTCAACTACCGATACGATGAATCAGAATCAGAGATTACTAAATTCATAATTAAAAACTCGTAGTGTAGTTTTTCCTTAATATCATAAAAAGAATTAGAATCGCAATGAGAAACGTTAAAATAAATATAATTGAAGTTATAATTACAAATGGATATATTTTATCAACGATATACATAAATATTGGGTCAATAACTTGTCTTTTTATTTTTTCCTTACTTTCAGCAGTGCTTATCTCTTCGACGAAGTATTCAATAACGGACTTTGACACTTTTTCAATCATTTTTATTCTATAAAATAAATTTATAATTTTTCTTAAACTTAAAGAAAATAATATATTCAGGTTCATGGCCGAATATATTACAGTATTCAACACGAAATCATTATATGGAGTCGAGCAGAGCGGAGGAATTTA